TAGACTAGAGGTATTAAGGTATTATGGCTAAACAAACAATCAACATTGGATCAACCGCAAATGACGGAACCGGCTCTACTTTAAGAGTTGGTGGTGATCTAATCAACGATAACTTTAACGAAATTTATACAACTTTTGGAGATGGGTCTACTTTAAGTAACGCAATCCCAGGTAAAGTTCAAGGAGCTAATTTTACAGGAAGTTTATTAGTTGGCCACTCAATAACAGGAGCTTTAAATAATTCTGAAGATAATACTGGAATTGGAATTGAAGCTTTAGATGCTTTAACTTCTGGTGATGACAATGTAGGTGTAGGTTATAGAGCTGGTACAGCAATTACAACTGGACATAGTAACACTGTTATTGGTAGAATGGCTGGTGCTGGATTAACAACAACATCTCAAAATACTCTTATTGGTACAAGTGCTGGTGGTGTTGGTACATTAACTGGTGATGAAAATGTAGGAATTGGAGCGTTTGCTTTAGGTACTGCTGGATCAGCAAATAATAATGTAGCTGTAGGAAGAAATGCTGGAAGAAATGTTACTGGGAATAAAAATACTTTAATTGGTAATTCTGCTGGAAATAATGTTACTTCTGGTGATGGAAATGTAATTCTTGGTGGTGTTAATGCTCTAAGTGCAACTGGAGATAGACAATTATTAATTGCTGGTAATGATGGCACAACAACTACGACTTGGATTAGTGGAGATAGTTCTGGTAATCTAGTTACACCTGGAACAATTACAGCCAACGGAACACTTCTTGGAGCTGGCCTTGCACATAAACTAGGCGGAACAGATTTTACAAACTCTTTATTAGTTGGTCATGCAACAACAGGAACTTTAAGTAATGCTACGCACAATACTGGAGTTGGTAATGGTTCTTTAGGTAGCTTAACTAGTGGAGATAAAAATACTGGTGTTGGTAGTTTATCTTTTAATGGTTTAAGTAGTGGTCAATCAAATACAGCGATTGGTTATGGTGCTGGTTCTTATTCAGGTACTCCGATACAAGGTGTTTTTATTGGAGAAATGGCTGGTAGATCAGGTGCTGGAACTGGAAATATTGGTATTGGAAAAGACGCAAGCAGAAGTACTACTGGAAATTATAATATTTCTTTGGGTTACGAAAGTGCTGACAATTTAACAAGTGGTAATGGAAATGTTTTTATTGGTACTGGTGATATTGGTTCTGCAACTGGAGATAGACAATTAATAATTAATGGTTATGATGGTACAAACACTACAACTTGGATTTCTGGTGACAGTGCAGGTTTATTAACTATTACAGGTGGTGAAGTTATACCAGGTAAAAAAGGTGGTACTAATTTTGGTAATTCTTTATTAGTTGGTCATGCAACAACTGGAACTTTAAGTAATGCTAATAGAGATGTTGGCGTTGGGATTGGTTCTTTAGCTGCAATTACTGTAGCTGATGACAACACAGCTTTGGGATACAATAGTGGTCGAGACCTCACAAGTGGTGGTTCAAATACTATAATTGGAAATGAATCAAATTTAAGTGGTAATCCATCTGGAAGTGCGTCTTTAGGTTATCAAGCATTAAAAGTAAACGCAGGAACTAATAATATTGGAATTGGAAGGCAAGCAGGTAAAAACATAAGTTCTGGTTCAGGTAATGTAATTATAGGTGTAGTAGATGCTGGTAGTGCTACTGGTGACAGACAATTAAAAATTACTGGTTATGATGGCACAACAACTACAACTTGGATTGATGGAGATAGTTCTGGTAATGTAACAATGACATTAGCTGCCGATCAAATAACATCTACTCAATTAACAGGCGCTACAAATTTACAGATATTAGCATCCGATGGTACTGTGCTTAAAACACTTTTCGGAGCAGGATCGTAAAATCTAATGAAAACCTTTATAAATATAACAAAGAGGATTATAAATTAATTAAATCATATGCCCGCAATCATAACAAACAAATTTAGAATACATAATTCAGAACAATTTGAAGAATCTTTCGGAGAAGCTTCACCCAGTGTATATTACTTAGGAATAGGTAGACCTCAATCTTGGGCAACCCTAACAAGAGGAGATAGTCGTACAGAATACGAAGGAACAGATTTAACACCAACAACTCCTTCAGATTCAGTAGCAACTGAAAATTACAGTTATGATGATCTACTTGCTATTAAAAGAATTACAGCTTCAGATGTAAATTTTGTTGTTCCTAGAAGAAATTGGACAACAGGTACTACATATGATATTTACAGACACGACTATGGAGAGTTCCAAACAGGTTCTACTTCAACTAAAATTACATCAAATAGTGGAGCAACAACTTTATTTGATGCTACTTTTTATGTTATGACAGACGCTTACAATGTTTATAAATGTTTAGATAATAATGGTAATGTTGCCTCAACAGTAAAACCTACTGGAACATCAACAACTATTTTAGCAACAGGCGATGGGTATAAATGGAAATTCTTATATACGTTATCATCAGCTCAACAAACAAATTTTACGTCAACAGACTTTATGGCAGTGACTGAAAACGCTAGTGCCGAAACAACTCAAACAAATGTTATATCAGCTGCTGTTAATGGAGCTATCAATAACATAATAATTAAAACTGCAGGATCTGGTGGTACAAACGGTACTCGAACAGGAATTGCAATCAGAGGTGATGGAACCGGTGGCGTATGTTCAGTAACTGTTTCAGGTGGAGCAGTAACAGCAGTAGTTGTAACAACCGCAGGAACTGGTTACACATTTGGAACTGTTAGTAATGCTCAAATAGTAAGTGCTGGAGCAACAAATTTAACTGGAACTGAATTAGATGTAATTATTCCACCAAGAGGTGGACATGGTGATAATGCTAAAAACGAATTAGGTGCATTTTTCATAATGATGAATACAAATTTAGAAGGAACTGAGGCAGCAGCTTCTGGTGACTTTTCAGCAGTAAATGATTTTAGAGAAGTCTTATTATTAAGAGATCCTACTTCAGGTGGTTCTGCTACAACAGCAACAACTTTAAAAGCAACATATTCAATAAAAATTGCATCATCTCCAACTCCTGGTACATTTACTGTGGACGAAGAAATCAATCAAGCAACTACTGGCGCTGTTGGTAAAGTTGTTGAATGGGATGCTGTAAATAAAATTTTATATTATATTCAAACTCGTCATAATGATGCTGGTTTGGATAGTAATGGAAACTTAACGGCATTTTCAGCAGCCAATGTAATTACTGGACAAACATCTAGTGCTACAGCAACTCCTGATACCTCAGTTACTTCAACTGTGAATAATGTAAGTTTCACTTCTGGATATGCAGCTCCAGAGTTAGATCATGATTCTGGTGATGTTATATATATTGAGAATAGAAGTCCTATTGTAAGGGCAGTCGATCAAACAGAAAACATTAAATTGATAATTGAATTTTAAAGGAAAATAGATGTCAAGTCCAACAGACTTTAACCTATCGCCATATTATGATGATTTTACAGAGTCAAAGAAGTTTCATAGAATACTTTTTAGACCGTCATTTGCAGTACAGGCGAGAGAGTTAACACAAGCACAAACGATTTTACAAAATCAGATGGAGAGAATGGGTGACCATTTTTTCAAGCAAGGTGCTATGGTTATTCCAGGTCAAGTTGGCCTAGATGTAGAATACTATGCTGTTAAACTATCAGCTAAATCATTATCAACATTAAGTAGTTATAACAATGTAGAGGTTACAGGAGCAACTTCAGGTGTTGTTGCCACTATTATTAATACAGTAATAACAGATGGTACTGATCCAGATACTGTTTATGTAAAATATTCTAAATCAGGAACAAATAATGTCGCATCAGTTTTTCAAGATGGCGAAACATTAAATTGTTCAATTGATAGTGCTAATCAAACATTAACCGTTTCTACAACAGCAACAGGTTCTGCTGCTTCCGTTAAAAAAGGTATTTACTACATCAATGGATTTATGGTTCAAACTAGCGATCACACGCTTATCTTGGACAAATATACTAATTCACCTTCATATAGAATTGGCTTTACATTAACTGAATCTTTTGTCACTTCAAATGATGATACATCTTTAAATGATAATGCTGCCGGTTCATCTAATGCAAATGCTCCAGGAGCTCACAGATTTAAAATAGATTTAACTTTAGCTAAAAAAACATTAGCTTCTACTGAAGATTCAAACTTCTATGAAATATTAAGAGTAGAAAATGGAGTTATAAGATCACAAGTAAGAAGTACAGACTATAATGTTTTAGAAGAAACTTTTGCTCGTAGAACATTTGACGAATCAGGCGATTATACTTTAACTAATCCTGATTTTGATGTAAGAGAACATTTAATTTCAGGTAACAATAGAGGTATCTACACATCAGGTAA